GGTGAGTTTGTCAACCTCACTACGGGCACCATTTACGACCGCTTCAACCGCGAGAAGCACGTCGTATCAGAGCTGCCTGACCTTGACCGCGAGCCATTGCGCATTGGCGTTGACTTCAACATTGGCAACATGTCCGCCATCATCGGTGTCCGCACCGGCAGCAGCCTGCTAGTGATTGATGAGATCAGCGGCGCCCATGACACCGACGCATTGGCGCACGAAATCCAGGCGCGTTACCCGCAGCGGCGTATCTACATCTACCCAGATGCCAGCGGCGGCAACCGCAGTACTAACGCAAGCCAGACCGATATTCAGATCTTGGAGTCCTACGGCATGTCCAACCAATCACCGCGTGCCAATCCTCCCGTCCGTGATCGCGTGGCTGCTGTTCAGGCTTTGCTGGAAAACGGCAAGGGCCAAGTCAGGCTCACCATTCACCAACGCTGCAAACGGCTGATCGAATGCCTAGAGCTGCAGTGCTACACCGACAAGGGCGACCCTGACAAGGATGCCGGGCATGACCACATGAATGACGCACTGGGTTACTTGGTCTGGCGTGAGTTCAACCCGCTCCATGCCGGCGCTGGACGCACGACCGGAATCCGCCTTTACTGAGCACCCTGCCTGAGCGCAGCCTCAATGAAGAACGAGCCAAGGCTTGAGACGGTGCGACCCTCAGCCTTGGCCTTTTGCTTGAGAAGCGCTGCTACCGCTACTGGCAGCACCACCTGGACCCGGACACCTTGCGCCATGCTCTGATCGTGGTATGATTTGCGGAGGATCGAACCCGATCCGCACACACCGTACCGCAAATGGAGGATTATTACCAATCAGCAGCATGGCAACGCAAACGCCAGCAGCGCCTTGACCACGACCAGCACACCTGCCAAGGCTGCGGCATCACTGCCGCGCAATTAGCAGAGCTGGGTTGGCCATCACTGCAGGTTCACCACAAGAACGCTGGACCGCCGGACTACCGTTACCCATCGTTTGGCAACGAGCAACTCACGGATCTTTTGACCCTGTGCTCTATTTGCCACGACGGCATTACCAATTCAGTCAGGCAACAGCGCTTCAAGTTGGACCCACGCAAGCAGGTGGCATCAGTCAGCGTTGCAGCGCCATCACTTTCTGTCCCCTTATCAACGAACCAACGTGTCCAACCTCAGTACGATCCAGATCACAATTTCGGGCGAGTCTCCATTGCTGTGCCACAACGGGCAAACAGCAGATCCGCGAAATACCTACGCCAAGGCGATGAAGGCGGTGTCGAGCAAGCGGAAGAAAACTGACGCTGACTACGACGAGATGGCAAGGCTTGAATGGCTTGCTGGCTTGTACCGCTTCCGCGATGAGCTGGTTATCCCCGACTACGTGCTCGAAGCGGTGTTTATCAACGGTGCCAAGAAGTCAAAGCGTGGCCCGCAAGCCAAGTGCGGCATGTTCTTCACTGAGCACGCACCGCTTGAGTTTCCTGGCAAGCCTGCTGAGATCAACGATGACACGCTTAGCGAGATGTTCGCTAGCGGTGAGTTCACCCACACTGTCGGAGTGAAGGTCGGCATGGCAAAGGTCATGCGCACCCGCCCGATGTTCCGCCACTGGAGCCTCAAGGCAACTGCGCAGTTTGACCCTGACGTGCTCAATCTGCGCGACATCGAAGAGATCGCCGTTGATGCTGGCAAGCTGGTCGGCCTAGGCGACTGGCGACCCAAGCATGGGCGATTCAGCACTGGCATCCTTGCGGTGTAAGTCCAGGTGTGGTGAGACCGGGCTGGGACTGGCGGGATCAGACGAGAAAGGGCAAGCTAAGGTCCGGCATGGGCTGATTGATCTCAGCGCTGAGGGCTTCGGCCCTCTCCGCTGGGTTCTTTGGAATCCAGATTTGGTCTGTCAGGTTAGGGACAGGAAGGTTACGGCAAAGCCGGTTGTGGTCGGGATTAGTGAGTCAGGGACAGGCAAGGACTGCAGACGGCAGTACGGAGGGTTATCCCTCCCTACTGTTCTCTTGGGAACAGGCCTGGTTTGGTGGTTTAGGGTGAGTTCTGTTAATGCGTGGCTGGGCACGGCTAGCCGAGGCTCTCAAGGGTTTGGGTAACACCAAACCCTTTAAACTTTGCCTATTGACGGTGCGTCATGTACTCAGGTTTTGGCTTTTACGATCGACCCATTGCGCAGCGCAAGGTAACGCGCGTCCAAGACCCAAGCACGTCTTGGTACGCAATGGAACCGCATTGGATGCTCATTGAGGATCTACTGCAAGGCACTTATCAAATGCGCAAGCGCCATAGGCGTTATCTGCCGCAAGAGCCGAGAGAGTTAGATGAAAGTTATGATAATCGACTTGCTAGAAGTGTTTGCCCGCCTTACTACGTCCGATTGGAGCGCATGTTAGCAGGGATGCTTACCCGCAAACCAGTCAGGCTCGACGATACGGCGGATGTAATCCGTGAGCAGCTTTTTGACGTAAATCTTTTGGGCGATGATTTAAATGTTTGGACATTCGACGTCACCCGCAAGATGGTGCGTTATGGCCACGTTGGTGTACTGGTGGATGCACCGGCTGATGGGGGTCGACCCTATTGGGTGAGCTACACGCCACGGCAGATCCTTGGCTGGCGTGCTGAGCAGCAGGAAGGTCGGCAGGTGTTGACGCAACTGCGGTTGGCTGAGATCGTCAACGTGCCTGATGGCGAGTTTGGCGAAAAGGCAGTTGAGCAGATCCGCGTGCTAACGCCAGGTGAGTATCAACTGCATCAGAAGCAAGACAACGGTGACTTCCAGGTAATCGACGAAGGACGCACTAGTCTTTCTAAGATTCCATTCTCAGTCGCCTATGCGCAGCGCCATGGCTTTATGGAGTCACGCCCGCCGTTGGAGGATATCGCCGAGTTGAACCTTAAGGCATATCAAATCCAGAGCGACCTCGACAACCAGCTGCACATCAGCGCTGTGCCGATGCTGGCGTTCTATGGCTTCCCGTCTGCAGCAGAGGAAGTCAGCGCTGGTCCCGGCGAGGCGATTGCATTCCCCGCAGAAGGGCGTGCAGAATATATCGAGCCTCAAGGCCGCAGCTTTGACTACCAGTTCCGCCGCCTAGAGCAGCTTGCAGCGCAGATCAACGAGCTAGGGCTATCGGCAGTGCTCGGCCAGAAGCTATCCGCTGAAACCGCCGAGGCAAAGCGCATTGATCGCAGCCAAGGCGACAGCACCATGATGGTGATTGCGCAAAACGTGCAGGACATGATCGACAACTGCCTGCAGTTTCATGCGCAATACATCGGCAACAACACCGCACCAGGCAGCAGCTACGTCAACCGTGATTTCCTAGGCACACGCCTTGAACCGCAGGAAATTCAAGCTTTACTACAGCTTTACACGGCTGGCACCATTACGCAGGAGACTTTGCTGCGTGAGCTTGCTGAGGGTGATGTTTTAGGTGATGACTTTAACGTAGATGAGGAGCTTGAGGCTACGGCCAATGCGGGGCTTGATCTACCATTTGCTGGACTGGATAACCGATCGACTAGTGGATCTGATGATCTGGATGGAACCGAGGAAGCCGAGGAAGCAGGAGCTTGATTACCACGTCAGCGCTTTGCCTGAAGAGGTCCTAGCCATCGTGCGCGTCAGCTGGTATAGGGAGGGCAAGGCTGACGAAGTAGATGAAACTATCCTGTTTGAAGACGGCCAAAATGGTTATGAGGCATTTGCTGCATTAGTTGGCACTGCATTAAGCCAAGGCGCTAATGTCAGCATCCGCAGCGGTTATGCGCCGGAGGATTTAGGTATCCATCAATGAGCACACCGGAAGCGCTATATCGCAATGCGATCGATCTGAACCGCTACAGCAATAGCGTTGCGCGGCGTGTGATCAATGCCTACAACGACATCATCATTGATGCGGTCAATCAACTGCGCACGATTGATGAGTTGTCGGCACCAGTCAAGGCTGCACGGCTCAGGGGAATCCTTGCGCAGCTCAAGGACTCGCTAGCGACCTGGGCAGGCGACAGCACAGAGCTGACGGCGCTGGAGCTGCAAGGCATTGCGCAGTTGCAGTCAGAGTTTGTTACTGACCAGCTTGCACGTGCATTACCCGTTGGTGCTCGTGATGCAGTGCGCACCGTTGAGATCAGCCCGCAATTTGCGCAGTCGGTGGTCACCACAGATCCAACGCAGATCAATGTGGTGGCGTTAAGTGATGATCTGTTTGCAGCAGTGCAAGGCGCACCGCAAACGTTCAGTCTCACCGCAGCGCAAGGCGCCACAATCACACTGCCAAACGGAGAGGTGGTCAGCAAAGCATTTCGCGGTATTGCGGTTGACCAGTCCGAGCGGTTCTCGCAAGTGGTACGGCAAGGATTGCTAACGGGTGAGCCGACGCCAGCTATTGCAAAGCGGCTAGTTGGAAACCTTGAGTTTGGCGAGCAGGCCAAGACAGTTAAGCAGCTTGTTGCAGCAGGTGGCCAAGCAACAGCAGTAGCCGACAATCAGATCGTTACGCTTGTGCGCACCAGCATCAACCAAGTAGCCAATGCAGCTAGCCAGCAGGTATATGAAGCAAATCAAGATATCACTAAAAAGTATCGCTATGTGGCAACACTGGATACCCGCACCAGCAGCATTTGCCGCGCATTGGATGGCCGTGAGTTTGAATACGGCAAAGGTCCGACTCCGCCGCAACATTTCAACTGCCGATCAACCACAGTGCCGGTGATCAACTACAAAGAACTGGGCTTTGATCCACCACCACCGAGCAAGCGCGCAGCAGCAGGCGGCATGGTGCCGGCGGATCAGACCTATGGGCAGTGGCTGGCTAAGCAAGATCTGCCAACGAAGGCCAAAGCACTAGGCGCCAGCAAAGTTCCGTATTTCAATAGGCTTGCTGACAAATACGGCCCGACTGATGCCATCGCCAAACTCGTGCGTGATGACGGGTCAGAGTTAACCTTGGATCAACTACGCGCTCGGTACGGTGCCTAAGAAACCAGGCCTCTACGCCAACATCAACGCCAAGCGCAAGCGCATTGAAGCGGGCAGCAAGGAGCGCATGTCACGCAAGGGTGACCCCGATCGCCCGAGTGCTGCTGATTTCAAGGCTGCTGCGAAGACTGCCAAGAAGCCAAAGCGCAAATGAGCATCACCTATCGCGGCGAGCAGTTTGAGGGTTACAACAAACCCAAGCGGACCCCGAAGCATCCGAACAAGTCGCACGCGGTATTGGCCAAGGAAGGCGACAAGGTAAAGCTGATCCGATTCGGTCAGCAAGGTGTTAGCGGCAGCCCAGCACGCGAGGGTGAATCCGCTGCAGCAAAAGCGCGGCGTGCATCATTCAAAGCGCGACACGCCAGCAACATCGCTAAGGGCAAGATGTCTGCTGCGTATTGGGCTGACAAGGAGAAATGGTAGCCTCTTGGCAATGAATCCAGTCCTTTAGTTCTGCGACATACCAGCGCAGATCTTGTGCTTTTGCGGCGTGCCATCCGGCACCCGTCTGGCGATACAACCGCTCGTGGCGGTCGATTGCATTTAGCAATTCTTTAATCAGTGGATTCCAAGGATCACGGATTGGTGTATTCCACTCGCGTGCCATTGTCTTGGCTGCTGGTACGATGACAGCGTAATTAAGCCTGCGGCTTATCCATGTCTGATGAAACACAACTCCAGGAGCCTGCGGCTGCCGGGAGTGACAATAGCGAGGCACTGCAGCGCAGTGTTGAGGCGCTAGAACGCAAAAATCAAGAGCTGATTGCAGAGCTGCGGCAAGCCAAGAAATCCAAGGCACCAGATGGGGTCAATGTCGATGAACTGCTGGAGTTCAAACGCAACTACGAGCAACAGCAGCTCGAATCCCAAGGCAAGTACCAAGAAGCCCGCCAAGCTTTGGAGCAGCAGTTCCGTGAGGCGACGGTTGAAAAGGACCAGCGCATTGCAGAACTTGAAGCTCGAGTCCGCGAGCTAGAGCTGGTCACGCCTGCAGTCACGGCACTGGCCGAAATCGTGCACGACCCTGACCTTGTACTGAAAACCAAGCTGTCGCCTGATGCAATCCAACGCGAGGCGGATGGCACTGTGGTCGTCGTCGATGGCTACCAGCGCACGCCCGTACAGGAGTGGGCAAAACAAACGCTGCCCGCTTGGATGCAAAAGCAACCCAAGCCACAAGGCAGCGGCGCACCAACCGGCGGCAGCAATACTGCTATCCCAGCTGGCATGAGCAATCCATTCAACCGCGATAGCTTCAACCTCACCGAGCAAGCGCGGCTATTCCGTACAGATCGAGACCTATACGATCGCATGAAAGCAACAGCTAACCGTTAAGATCTAGTTGTTCGCTCGTGATGGCTGCGCCGCATTGAGCCGAGGGCTGCGCCCACATCCGTAAACCATTCCTGGTGATTCATCATGGCGACTCTTCGCTCTGACATCATCATCCCCGAGGTATTTACTCCGTACGTTATTGAGCAGACCACTCTGCGTGATGCCTTCCTGGCATCCGGCGTGGTGCAGCCCATGGCGGAGTTGAATGCTACCGAGGGTGGTGATTACATCAACGTTCCCTTCTGGAAAGCTAACCTCACTGGCGACTTCGAAGTGCTGACTGACAGCACCTCGCTGACCCCCGGCAAAATCACTGCTGACAAGCAAGTTGGCGTGATCCTGCACCGTGGCCGCGCCTTTGAGGCTCGTGACCTTGCAGCCCTTGCTGCTGGCTCAGACCCTATGGCTGCCATCGGCGCCAAGGTGGCTGATTACGTGGCCAACCAGCGTCAAAAAGACCTGATCAAGTGCCTTGATGGCGTGTTCGGCAGTCTGTCTGCCAACACCTCTAGCTCGGCATTCTTTGAGCTGGCTGTTGACTCTGAATCTGGCGACACCCGCGCCATCCTGTCTCCTCGTACTGTCAGCAAGGCACGCGCCAAGCTGGGTGATCAAGGCGATAAGCTGGCTGCCGTTGCAATGCACAGTGATGTGTATTACGACTTGGTAGAGCGCAAAGCCATTGATTACATCACCAACACTGAAGCCCGCCTCGGCACGGCTGCTACTGGCGCCAGCACCATCAATGCTGTCGGCGGTTCCATTGTTGCTGCTTACGGCGAGGTCAACGTTCCCGTGTATATGGGAATGCGGGTGATCATCTCGGATGATCTGACTCCAACCAGCACCAACTATCCCATCTATTTCTTCACCCAAGGCGCTATTGCCAGCGGTGAGCAGATGGCGATGCAGACCGAAACCGATCGTGACATCCTCGCCAAGAGCGATGCCATGTCAATCGACCTGCACTACGTCTACCACCCAATCGGCGCTAAGTGGACTGTTGGCACTACCAACCCCACTCAAGCGCAGCTGGCTACGGTCGGCAACTGGAGCAAGGTGTACGAAACCAAGAACATTGGTATCGTGCGTGCCACCGTCACTTCTAACTATTGAGGTAACTAACCATGGCACAACCCTCCCAGTTTGAAACCAGCACTGAGCAGTATCTTTCCGCTAACTTTTACATCGCCTCTTCGGTGGCTGATGTGCAGTTCTGGACTGCTCCTGTGAAGTGCGAAGTGGTTACAGTGCGTGAGGTTCACGCTGTTGCCGGTGATGACGGCAGTGCCGTTACTGGCACGATCCGTCGCTGCCAAGGCACTGAAGCGGCAACCGCTGGCGATGACCTGCTCGGTACGACCAAGATCAACTTCAAGGGCACTGCTCTTACTGAGCAGACTCCTGCGTTGACGGATACTACCGCCAACCTCACCCTTGATGCCGGCAACCGTCTGTCTTTGGACGTGACCGGTACTACCACCAACTTGGCTGGTGTGATCCTCACCGTGCTGCTGAAGCGCGTCTGATGGGATTGTTCGCCTTCCGGCGACTGCGTGACCGTGAGGCTGCTGCTACGGCGGTGGCCTCTCTTTCTATTGCAGAGCCTGAACTTAAACTAGAAACACAGGAGCCCCAGGGCGATGGCGATCACGATCGTGGCCACCGTAGGGGCCGCAAACGCAAACTCTTACCTGACGCTGGCTGATGCCACTGCCATCATTGATGGCTTTGTGGAAGATGCCGATGTGCAGCATTGGAACAGCGGCAATACTGACAGCCGCAACCGCGCATTGTTCACCGCAACGCAACGGCTAGACCGCGAGCGGTTTTTAGGTGCTCGCAGCACTGATACTCAAGCGCTGCAATGGCCGCGTACCGGCGTGCGCAAGCCTGATACATACATCAATACCTACGCCGTCGGCTTTCCGTTCCGCATCACAACGGACTACTACACCGACTCCGAAATCCCGACACAGATCAAATATGCGCAGGTAGTGCTCGCGGTATTCCTGCACAACAATACAGACGCACTGGGACTGAGCGGATTAGAGGACTACAAGAACGTTAAGATCGGCAGTCTTGACGTGACACCAAATGTTGGCTTTGGCGCGGTTGGTGCCGATAAAGTGCCACCATTGATGGAGAGATACTTGACCGGGCTTAGAATTAGTGGACCAGGCAACTTTGCAATCCGCCGGAGCTGACCCATGCCGCTCATCTCACCTGCTGGCAATGATTCGGTAGCACGGCGCCGCAATGATGGCAGCTACTCCATGGGGGTAGCTGGTACGGCATTTCGCTCCACTGTCAGCATCACCCGCCCGAGCAATACCACCGCCTACACCGCAGGCGACGTGGTTGGCGATACCGGCGGCAGTGCAATCCTGACCCTAAGCAACATTGGCCCTAGCGGCGGCTATGTGCTGATCCAGTCAGCAGCGCTGATCTTTAGCGATAGCAGCGTACCCAGCGGCATGGGTGCATTTCGCGTGCATTTCTACAACGCAAGCCCGACTGCCATTGCTGATAACGCAGCCTTTGATTTGGTGAGCGGCGACCGCGCAAGCTACATGGGCTTCATTGAGTTTGCAGCACCGCTGGATCTTGGCAGCACGATCTACACGCAGGTGGACTATCCAGGGCGGCTGATTAAACTTGCTGCAGGCAGCAGCACGTTTTACGCCGAGATTGAAACCCGTGGCGCTTATACGCCCGTCAGCGCTAGCACCGTGGAGCTGCGCGTCAGCACGCTGGAGGCTGGAATCTGATGCGTGGCTCTGCAGCATTTCGCGCCAGCGTCACGCCAGGCGGGGCTTTGGCGGGGCCGTGGACCCGCAACTTGCTGTGGTCTCGCGCACGCGCTGTGCCCTCGCTGGATCTGCGCTTTGCCGAGAACAAGTCGCTAACTGATGCCACCACAGGGCAGAACCTCGTCACCTTCACCCGCGCCAGCAGCGGCACCTACGTCGATAGCACCGGCACATTGCGGACGGCGACGACGAACGAGGCCCGCTTCGACCACGACCCTGTGACGGGCGAAAGCCTTGGGCTGCTGGTGGAGGAAAGTAGGACGAACCTCAGCCAACAGAGCGACAATTTTGCAGATGTCTACTGGGCAAAAACAGATTGCACAATTACTTCTAATGAATCCACGGCTCCAGACGGCACACTGACGGCTGATCTTTGGACAAATACTGGAACCTCTGGAGTCGTGCAAACTAGCATCACAAAGGATGCAACAGCTCGAACATATACTGGATCTTTATGGGTTAAAAGCAATGTCACTGCTTTTACGCTTTCTATTGATGCTGGGGGCACTGCCAATCGCGGAAGAGTTGTATTTAACCTAAGTAATGGAACACTTACTAGCACATTGAACGACGGTGCCTTTACAAACACCAGCGGTACAATAACTGCTTATGCAGGTAATTGGTATCGGCTGACAGTTACCACTACAACCAGCACTGGAACAGTAATTCGCCTCAGGATGTTCTTTAGCAATGTTGGCGCAACCGCTCGCATCTGGGGTGCACAAGTGGAAGAAGGCGCTTTCCCCACCAGCTACATCCCCACCACCACAGCCGCCGCAACCCGCAGCGCTGACGTGGCGAGTATTACGGGGAATAACTTCTCGTCTTGGTATCGGCAGGATGAGGGGACGATATGGGCGAATGGGACAGCCCCAAATAAGTCGGTTGCAGGCTTTAGGACAAGAGGATTTTTAAGCATTAACAATGGAACGCAAAACGAATCAATGCTTATGGGGCATTCAGCAACAGAAGGTGCATACAGAGGCTCTTTGTTTGTTGGCAATGTCAATCAATTTACTGTCAACGCTCAGCAAACAATTCTCAACGTCTTCACCGCATCAAATAATTACACTGCTAAAACGTGCATAGCTTACAAAGCAAATGATTTAATACAGTCTGCAAACGGGCTGCTTACCTCTCCTGTATCAAGCGCATCTTTACCAGTTACAGACAGGATGAACATTGGGGACTCATTGACAGCAGATGGATACCTCAACGGCACCATCCGCCGCCTCACCTACTGGCCCCAGCGCCTCCCCAACACCACCCTGCAGCAGATCACGCAATGACACACTTTATACGCTTCCCCGATGAAGCCACCGGCAGGGATGCCCTAGAGGCTGTTGGTCTGCTCACTGAAGACGGTCAGTTCATTACCGCCTCCCACAGCCACGCCCTTGATGTTATTGGCGTCATCACCCGTGGTGGTGAATGGGACCTAGATGGCAACGTCATCACCCCACCTGAAGTGCTCAACGGTTGGCACCTGAACTATGTGGGGTCGCTGCCTGAGGGGTGGAAGGAATTTGTGGTGGAACCGGAGAATCCAGTTAGGGTGTGGGCATGACATTATCCACACCGCTACGCAAGGTCGCCAGCAAGCTCATGGCGAAGTTTGGCGGTGAAGTAACGATTCGCACTGTCACAGCCGGTGCTTACAACACCACTACAGGCGCAATCACTGAAACCGTATCTGATACAGCAGTGCGTGGCGTCTTGGAGGATGTTAATGCACGCGAAGTCAATGAATTAGTGCAGGCTGGTGACAAGCGATTAACTATTGCAGCAGCAGATACCGCAGCTGTACCAAGCACCGCTGATCGCGTTGTGATCAGCAACATCAGCCATCAAGTGATTCGCGTGGTCACGATTGAGCAAGACAATGAGCCCATTACTTACGAGCTGATCCTGAGGGCATAGCGATGGCACGCCGCATCAACCTATCTGACATCGGCAGTTACGCAACCGAGAAATACGAGCAGTTGCTGCGTGTAACGGTACTTGAAACTGACAAGCGACTGAAGGAAGCCAGCCCAGTTGATACGGGTCGGCTACGCCTTGCGTGGTCTATCAGCGAGCAAGGTACACCTGGTTACGACCCTGGCCCGCAAAACAGCGTTGCAGGCATTGCGCCACCACGGCGGCTTGATTATCAAGTTGAGCGTGCAGGTAACGTGTATCACATCCACAACAACCTGCCATACACCGAGCCTGTCCTGTATGGCAATAACTTGCCACCATCATGGCAGGGGCAGTGGCGATCTAAAAACAATCAGATCACTAAGGGCTATCCCGACGTGATCGCCCGCGAGATCACCAACTGGGCGCAGCAGCAAGCTAGCCGTATTGCGAGGCAAGACTGATGGCAGCCGTCAACCTAAACACCGTCCGCGCCACTATTGAAGGGCGGCTAGCAACTGAACTAGCGCTGGCACCAGTGCTGCCCGTTGTCTTCCACAATCAGCCGTACACGCCAACGCCCGCTAGCTCATGGGTGCAGTGCCTAGTGAGCTTTGGCAACAACAACTACCTGACCATGGGCGGCACTACTGGCAGCAGCAATAGCGTCATTGGGTTGGTGCTGGTAAATATTTTCACCGCCAAGGGTGTAGGTCCCGGAGCTAACTACACCATCGGCAAACGCATTCGAGACCTTTACAATAGGGTTATCGTTAGCGGCGTTCACTTTGACCCGCCAACCGGCCCAGAGGTGGTGGCTGCGCCAGCTCCTGAGGGTTACTTCCAAACTCAGGTCAGAATGACCTTTGAAACCTTCGAGGATCTTTAGCCATGGCTTTTTACCGAGGGCAGCAAGGCAGCGTCAAGTTTGACGATGCTGGCACCACTGCAGCAACCATCACTAGCACCCGCTCGTGGTCGCTAACTGTTGAGAAAGAATCGCTCGACACCACGGCGCTAGGCGCTACATATCGCGCCAATGTTGGGGGGCTCATCAGCGGCTCCGGGACTTGCGAGATCCTCTATACCGCATCTAGTGCCGACGAAACCAACGTCTTCATCGAGCACGTCAACACTGCCAACGATGCTGGCGAGGCTCTTTTCGAGCTGTACCTTGATACCAGTGGCACCAAGAAGATCACCTTTGATGGTGTGATCACCTCGGCTAAGTATTCTGCCACCGTAGGCGAGATCGAAGTCATTACCCTGAACTTCGTGACCAACGGTGCCATTTCGCTGGACATCTGATCATGGCTTTCTATCGCGGGCAACAAGGCACAGTCTTCTTTGATAAGGCTGGCGCTGGTGGTCTCTCGGAAATCGCAGCAGTGCGGTCATGGAGCATGACCGTTGAGAAGGAGTCGTACGATGCCACCTCGCATGGCGCCACCTACCGCGCCAACATCGGCGGGCTGATCAGTGGCTCCGGCACCATTGAGGTGATGTATGACGCTCCTGGATCTGGCGACAAGCTGGATCTGATCAAGGACGCCAACCAAGCCACCGACGAAGCTGATGCAGCCGTTGAGCTGTATCTGGATGAAACCGGCGGCAAGAAGATCACCGGAACGATCGTGGTGACGAGTTCTGAATACGGTGCTACGGTTGGCGAGATCGAGATTGTGACGATCAACTTCGTCTCAAGCGGTACTCTCACACTTAGCATCTGATGCCTGCTGCAAACCAGCGCCCGGTCGATCTACTCACGGGCGCTTTTGATCTGAACCAACGCCGTAAATTCAGCGTCACCAATGACGCTGGCGATGTGGTGCTGGATCTTTACTTCAAGCCCATCACCCGCGCTGATCGCAAGAAGGCAACCACGCTTGCCGGTAGCGATGAAGCGCTAGAGATCAGCACGCAGATGCTGTGCCAGATGGCAGAGCTTGAGGATGGCACCAAGGCGTTCGCCGCTGCTGATGCTGCCAAGCTGCAACGCGAGCTGCCAGAGCGTGTGCTGAACGAGCTAGAGCTGTTCCTGTTTGGCCTTGGCGGCGAAGCCGGTATTGAAGAAGCAAAAAAAGACTAGAGGAAGACTCTTGGTTATTCTTTGAGTTCTTCCTGGCATCAGAACTTGGCATGACGGTTAGCCGGTTGCGTACTGAGCTAACCGATGCCGAGTTTGTGCATTTTGCGGCGTACTACGAGGTAAAAGGTAAACGCGAGAAGATAGAGATAGACAAGGCGCGGCACCGATAGACTGACCGCATAGGGAGGTGCCGCTGTGGCTGTTGCTGTCGTTGACGTACAGGTAAATAGCCAAGGTGCTGTACGCAACCTGCAGCAAGTCAACGCAGCGTCAAAGGCGGCTACCGCTGGTATTGGCACGCTGCGCAATGCAGTTGCCGGCTTAGTAGCAGGCTTCAGTGCTATTCAAACAGCAAAGTTTGTATTCGCTAAAACTGCAGAGCTTGAATCCCAAACTCGCAGCATTCAGACACTGACGGGTAGCGTTCAACAAGCTAAGCAAATTATCCAAGAGCTGCAGCAACTTGGTGCAGCAACGCCGTTCACGGGCACTGAGCTGATCGAAAGCGCTAAGCGCTTGACGGCTTTTGGCGTTAGCGCCAAAGACGTGGTAGAAACCACCCGGCGGCTTGGTGATGTCGCAGGCGCAACTGGCGCAAACCTAGGGGAGCTGACACTTGCCTACGGTCAAGTCATTGCCAAAGGTAGGCTGCAAGGCGAAGAACTGCTGCAGTTCCAAGAGCGTGGTGTCGCGCTGCAGGATGAGCTGCGCAAGATGTATGGGCTCACCGGCGAGGAGTTCAGCAAAGCGCTAAGCAAAGGACAGATCAGCGC